CAAAGGATTGCTCTAATCAAGCAGTCCCACCCAACAATGAAGTACCATTGTGTTGCTATATCTGCCACCGTTTTGTGTGTGGTTGGATTTCGTTGTTGGAGAAGTGGGGATATACGTCGCTCGTTATCCTCACTGGTGCAAGCGTGTTCCGCAGAGCCGGCTATTGCAGCTGATGTCTCACGTAATGCGTTTGCCCAAACCGTGTTGTTGCCCCCTAAACCCATCCGGGGGCACACCCATGCCACTGCTGCGGCGTTGCGAACTTCTGCTACGAATTTTGCGCGTCTCATGGCGTCGTCTATTGGCGGACGCCTCTATTCACTTTCGATGTCCAAGTCTGATCAGAGACATGGCATTGCTGGTGAGCGGCAATGGTTTTGGGCGAAGGATGTGCACGCAACCAACCAGTTGTCGTCTGCACACCCCAATGACTTGCACTATATGTGCGATGTCGATTACTATAAGGATATTCCGTTCTTCCTTGCCGAGCATGCTAAGCCTTTGTTGCTTTACACGTTCGTGCCTGAGGAGGCTGCCAGCAGTGGCAGAGACAACTCAAGCTTCTACTTCGACGAGTCTGGACGGGTCAACATGCATGTGTCCGGTGGCGGCCATTATCGCCACCACATCTGGGACTACGGCATGGATAGCACAATTGCTGTCAAGACTTTCCTTGGAGTGCCTGTCAGGGCGGTGGTTTATGCCATCGAACGGCGACAGGTGGGGTATTGCCGTCAGCTGGTCCTGTTGACACCGATAAGGGTCTTCAGACATGTTGCCGCTGTACTATCAACCTTTTTGTTGGAGAGCCGCCCTATAAGGCGGTTCAACCCGTTGGTGCGGATTGGCGAGGAATCATATGTGAGGTTTCGCGTGCAGACCGCTACTGGTACGATGGTTACCACGGGGAAACCTAACAGCCATCTCTGCGCAACTATAGACGCCAAGACCGATGAAGCCATTGGTCTTGTGTCTGGTTTCAGTACAGTGAAGCTACAGTTGCCTACAGTTATTGGCTGGGTCGGTAAAGACAAGCGCCCCGAGGCTGCCTTGTTGACGGAGTTCTTCCGGAACAAGTGTCCTCGCGTGAATCTCACCGTGTTTCCCGTGGATCAGGCCGTAAGGGCATATGCCTACGAGCCCGACCAGTACGACCAAAACGCAAGGCCTAAGTTGGAAGCCTTTATGTCGCCCCTCGTGCACGGAGCATTTTGCCCCGTACCTGATGCAGCGGCAGAAAGGGCATGCGTGGAAGGTCGAATCAACAAGCTGAAAGGTCCTGAGCCTAAACCCAACAACTTCGTGTACCATTGTATGGAAGAGTTCGCGGAGTTGGTGGTTGGGGATGTAGTTCTTGCTCCAGTTGGGGTAGATACAGTCATTGAGAAGCAAACCAGACCAGCTCAGAAGATGTCGTTAGCACGCGCGCTTGTAGCTGGGCCTTACTCTATGTTGTCTGGCGTTTTGAAGTGTTTCATCAAGTCCGAGGCGTATTCCGACGTCAAGGATCCGAGAAACATCAGCCAGTACAACGATGCTGACAAGCTAGAGATGGCCCAATTCGCGCTCGCGCTATCCTCGCATCTAAAACAGTTTCCCTGGTATGGTCCCGGTAAGACCCCGTTGGAAATTGCCCAGCGAGTCGCTGAAATCTGTGAGGGCGCCCGATGCTTTGCCAACGTGTCGGACTTGCACCGCATGGATGGAACGATTAAGATGTTCTTACGCCTGGTTGACCGCATGGTCTTTATGAAGGCCTTTAAAGACCATGGCGCTACTCTGAATGAACTTCTCAACAGGAACGCAGGTAACATTGGAATTTTGCCCAATGGAACGACGTTCGAACAAGGACCTTCACACGGATCTGGATGCTCTGCTACGAGCACTTCGCAAACTTTGCGCGCAGCGTTCCTTGCCTACTTGGCGTTTAGACACACCATTGATGAGCGAGGAAGATACCCTTCTCCAAAGGAAGCTTTCGATAAACTCGGAATACACTTTGGTGACGATGGTCTCGATGCTGACCTGCCCATATCCTCGCATGAATGGGCAGCAAACAAAGTTGGACTCGTGCTCGAAGCAGCGGTGGTTAACAGAGGGGAGCCAGGGGTCACATTCCTGGCTCGCTACTATTCATCAGACGTGTGGTATGGAGCTCTTGACAGTATGTGTGACATCCGTCGCCAGTTGTCAAAGTTCCACACATGTGTTCGCCTACCTTCTAATGTCCCACCTGAGGACAAGTTGGTGGAAAAGGCACGTGGGTATCTCGCAACTGACGCCAACACACCGGTTATTGGCCAACTCTGCCGTCGCGCCGTGGCGCTCTCTAGCGCCGAGCAGCGACGAAGACAGCTTGGCCTCGGACATTGGTGGTCTCAATTTGATGAGTCTGTGCAGTTCCCTAACTCGAATGCTAACGGATGGATGGACGGTGAGTTTTCTCGCCTCTTTCCAGAATTTGACCGTGACCAATTTGACGAATGGTTGCGTTCCACCGGAAGTTTATCGCAGTTGTTGGGGCCCCCTTTGTGTTGCGAAACCAAGCCGGCTACTCCAACAGTCTTTGAGGTTGTTGTTGATGGTGATGTGCTCTCGGCAAAGAGCATTGAGAGTGGATCCGGCACCGCACCCCGCCGTCCTGACGAGACGGCGGCGTCGGCATCTGATACGTCGGGCGGCAAACGCCGCCGCCGTAACCGCAAGCCTGGTAAAGGAAGCGGTTCGGACTAGACGTCGAGCGCGCAGCTTATGCGATAAATAGCAGCCCGG